TTCAGATCGTCCTTGGGTTGTTGGTGAACTTGAGGATGAAGGTGTCGGGGGGCGCTTCCGACGCCCCCCGGCCCCGCCAGCTTATCACGCAGTCCGATTTCGACAACGGCGGGGTGTTCGCATAATGTTCCGTCGCCGTGATCTCCGCTCCACCCTGCCCGCTGCCTCGGTGCCGGTGGAGCGTGAGCCCGCCAGCCCGCGCGTTTCCTCCTCCCTGCGCGCGGGCTGGTGCTGGCTGGTCCGGCTGAATGCCTGGATCAACGATAGCTGGGTGGGTGACCTGCTGGGCGTCGCCGGGCTGTTCGTCGCACTGTTCGCGCTGCTGATCATGGCCGGGGTGATGCAATGAGTGCCCGCGCCCTGATAGCAGCCTCGCCGTCCGAGCGCTGGCAGCGGGTCCGCGCCCAGCTGCGGCTCGGGTCCGAACTCGGCCAGTTGGCGCGCACAGCGCCCGGCCAGCGCGAGAGGTCCGCCGCGGCCGGTCGCCGCCGGGCGGCGATCGACACGATTTTCGCAGAGCTGACGATGCTTGAGGAGACCGGGGTGCTCGGTTTCGTCGACCACGTCCTCTGGAGCAACTGGGGAGGGCGGCTCGATGGCAACCTATAACGCGGGACGGAAGTTCGAGGTGGTGCGCCGCCAGTCGGGCGGCGCCGGGTCCGCGGTGAAATACGTCGTGACCGGCCCCCGCGGCGCCGATGCGGGCGGGCCGTTCGGCAGCTTCAAGGATGCCGCCCGCTGGCGGGACGCCTGCCAGCGCGACGCCGACCGCAAGAGCAAGCGGGGTCCGCGGCCCTGCATGTGCTGCGGCGCGGAATTCGACAGCGAGGGCATCCACAACCGGCTGTGCGGGCGCTGCCGCCTGCGCGACGGCGGCTCGATGTCTGTCCCCGCCATGTCCGCCGCCAAGGTGCGGCGCGCTGCGGGGGCATGACCGTGGCGGAACTGCTCAAGACCATTACCGACCTGCCCCTCACCGAGATCACCCTGGCCCACCGACTCCGGCCGGTCTCGGATGCGGCAGTCACCGCCCTGATGCAGGTGATCGAGGAACACGGATTCACGGTTCCGGTGATCGTGCGCCGGACCCGCCCGGGGTTCCGGCTGATCGACGGCGCGCATCGCGTGGCTGCGATGGAGCGGCTGGGCCGGGAGACAATCCCGGTGCGCGCCTATACCTGCACCGATGCCGAGGCGCGGGTGCTGGAGACCACCCAGAACCTTGCCGGGGCGGCGATGTCGCCGCTCGACGATGCCATGTTCCTGGCCGCCTACAGCGCGGCCTATGAGGAACTGCACCCGGAAACACGTGCTGGTGTGGCCGGGGGCCTCGCGCGGCAGGGGTTAGCAACGGAACTTAGTTCCTTTGCTGAAATCATCGCCGAGAAGCGGGCGATCACCCCCCGGCAGGTGCGCAAGATCGTCGCCGCCGGTCGCCGGATCAGCTGGGACGAGGCGGGTTATCTGCGCTGCATCCCCCGGAAGCTGGCGCTGAAGGACATCATCGACCTCGGCCGGATCGGCAATTCCGACGAACGCTCGTCCGTGATCAGCATGATGATCGCCGAGGAGGCGAAGACGGTTTCGGCCGCCCGCAAGATGTTCAAGACCCGTGAAGAGGGTGTTTCCCTGGCCGTGAAGGACCCGGCCGAGGAAGGTTTCATCGCCCTGCTCAAGCTCTGGGGGCGGCTGCCGAAGGCCGCCAAGCGCCGGTTCGTCGCCGGGGTGTTCGAGGAGCTGTCCCCGCTCGTCTGCGACGAGGCCGCGGAGCGGGACGAGGCCGAGGTCGCCGCGCTGCGCGCCGACATGGCGGAGGTGGCTGCCGAATGACCCGCACCGCGCCGGAACAGGAATGGTGGACGGCGGAGGAGCTGGCGGCGGCCGGGTTGCCCGACCTGCCTGGAACCCGGCAGGGGATTGAAGCCAGCGCCCGGCGTCAGGGCTGGCGCTCGCAGCCAGATAGCGCCCGGCGCCGCAAGGCGCGCGGCGGCGGCTGGGAGTATCACTGGACGCTGCTGCCGGTGCAGGCGCAGACCGCGCTGCTGAAGCGGGTCACGCCGCGCGTCAGCGCCGCGCAACCCGACCGGCCGGAGCGGGACGAGGCGTGGTCGTGGTTCGACGGTCTGCCCGAGTCCGTGAAGGCGCGGGCACGGGAGAGGCTCGCCGTCATACAGAAGGTCGAGGCGCTGGAACGTGCCCTCGGCCGTCACCTGGCCGTTGTGGAGATCGCCCGTCTGTCAGGCGCCGCCCCGCGCACGGTCTGGAACTGGCTGCAGCTGATCGAGGGCGTGCGCCCCGACGACCGGCTGCCCTATCTCGCGCCCCGGCACCGGGCCGCGGTGCGGATCGCGGCCGCACAGGACTGCGATCCCGAGTTCTTCGCCTGGCTCAAATCCGACTACCTGCGTCCCGCGCGGCCCAGTTTTTCGACCTGTTACCGCCGCGCGGTGCGGCAGGCCGCGGAGCGTGGCTGGGACGTCCTGCCCGAGCGCACCATGCGGCGGCGGCTCGATGTCGCGGTGTCGCGCCCCACGCAGGTGCTGGCACGCGAAGGTATCGACGCCCTGAAGCGGATGTATCCGGCGCAGGTGCGCGACAAGTCCGCGCTCACCGCCATGGAGGCGGTCAACGCGGACTTCCACCGCTTCGACGTGTTCGTTCGCTGGCCCGCCGAGCGCGGCCAGAACGAGCCGGAATGGATCGGCCGCCCGCAGATGGTGGTGTTCCAGGACATCCACTCGGGCCGCATCCTGTCTTGGCGGGTCGATCAGACCCCGAACAGCACCGCCGTGATGCTGGCGGCGGGCGACATGATCGAGAGCTGGGGCATCCCCGAGCACGTCCTGTTCGACAACGGCCGCGAGTTCGCGGCGAAATTCATCACCGGCGGGGCGGAGACCCGTTACCGGGGCAAGATTCGCAACGAGGACCTCCCCGGCCTGTTCACCTCGCTCGGCTGCGAAATCCACTGGGCGACCCCCTATTCCGGCCAGTCGAAGCCGGTGGAGCGGGCCTTCCGCGACCTTTGCGACAATGTGTCGAAGGATCCCCGGCTGGCGGGAGCCTGGACCGGCAACCGGCCGGACGCCAAGCCCGAGGACTACGGCAGCCGCGCCGTCGATCTGGAGTATTTCCTGAAGGTCGTGGCCGAGGGGATCGAGGAGCACAACACCCGCATCGGTCGCCGTTCCGAGGTGGCCTGGGGGCGGTCCTTCGCTCAGGTGTTCGACGAAAGCTATGCCGGCGCCCCGATCCGCAAGGCGACGGACGCGCAACGGCGGCTCTGGCTGCTCGGCGCAGAGGGCCTGCGCGGCGACAGCAAGACGGGCGAGTTGCGCTACCTGGGCAACACCTACTGGGCGGACTGGATGCACCAGATCGCCGGGGCGCGCGTGATCGGCAGGTTCGACCCTGCCGACCTCTGGTCCGGGCTCCATGTCTACACCGCCGACAACGCCTATCTCGGGCACGCGCCCTGCATGGAACAGGCCGGGTTCTTCGACCTCGGCGAGGCGCGGGCGCACAACCGGGCCCGGCGGGCGTGGATGGCGGCCGAGCGCAAGGCGCTTGCGGCGCATCGCCGGTTCCGGGCTGCCGAACTCGGCGCCGACATGGACGCGCTGGCCCCGGCTGATCCCCCCGTGGCTGTCGAGGCGAAGGTGGTGCGGCCGGTATTCCACCCGGCGCCCCAGCGCCCCTCGGCCCAGTCCGCACCGATGACGCCCGACGAGATGCAGGCACAGGCCGCCATGATGATTGATCTGGAGGAGCGCCGGGCGAAGCGCCAGCCCGACCCCGAGGAGGGTGCGCGCGACCGGTTCCGCCGGGCGATCGAACTCGAGCATCGGCTGAAGCACGGCGAACCGGTCACCCCCGAGCAGCAGCGGTGGCTCACGGGCTACCGCTCCACCGCCGAATATCGCGGCGAACGGATGCTGTGGGACCGGCATGGAGACGAGATTTTCGGGTGAACCCGCCGGGGGGCGTGCAGGCCCCCACGGCGGAAACGAGCAGAACGGAGCGAGCATGACAGAAGAAACGGGTCTTTACAATAACGTAGCCGCGCTGCGGAACGTCGCCAGCCTGATCACGTTGATCGACCGGGTGCAGAACCGCACCTACGGCCTGCCGGGGATGGCGACCTATTACGGCCCCTCGGGGTACGGCAAGACCACCGCAGCCACCTATTCGATCAACGCCTGCGACACCTGCCATGTCGAGGCCAAGGCGCTCTGGACCACCAAGACGCTGCTGGTCGAGATCGTCCGGGAACTGGGGCTGAAGCCCGCGCGCACCCAGTCCGAACTGTTCGACCAGGCGGCGCAGGCGCTTGGCGAGAGCGGCCGTCCGCTGCTTCTCGACGAGGCCGACCACCTGATGCGCGACCGGCTGATCGAGGTGGTGCGCGGGCTCCACGAAGCCTCCGGCGCGCCGGTGATCCTGATCGGCGAAGAGGGTCTGCCGCAGGCGCTGCGCCGCTGGGAGCGGGTCCATGGACGGATGCTCGACTGGGTTGCGGCACAGCCTGCCACCATGGAGGATGTCACCCTGCTTGCCCGCTGCTACTGCCCGGGCGTCGAGCTCGCGGAGGATCTGCGCCACCGCCTCCTGCGCGAGTCGCGCCATTCAATCCGCCGGGTGTCGATCAACCTTGCCGCCGTCAAGGAGTCGGCGCTGGCGCAGGGCGTCGAGCGGATGGGGCTCGATGATTTCCGCGGCCGGTTCTTTACCGGCGAGGCCCCTGCCCCGCGGAGGATCGCATGATGAAGCGGCTGCCGGTGGGGAGCAAGCCAGCCGTGGATGAGGCCGCGTGGGCGGTAGCGCTGCGCTATGGAGAGTTCGGATACGGGGAGCTGGCGGCGGATGCCGGGATCGGCATGGACCGCGCCGCCCGCCTTGCCGCGAAATGGGTGGCGCTGGGGCTCTGCGAGGTCAGCCGCGAAGCCCGCGGCGGGGTCCGCAAGCTGTTCCGGGTGCTTCCTGACGCGACGGTGCCCGCACCGCGGCGGCGCACCGTTCCGGAGAACCTCTGGGCCTCCATGCGGGGTCTCAAATCCTTCACGCCCACCGATCTGGCGGCGCACTCATCCACGCCCGAGGTGCCGGTCACGCGCGCCGCCGCCCAGTCCTACTGTCAGGTGCTGCTTCGGGCGGGATACCTGCGGGTCGAGCGCACGGCAGTGCCCGGCCGCCGTGATGCGATCTACCGGCTGATCCGGGCCACCGGCCCGCGGCCGCCGCGCGAACGCAGGGTCCGCGCGGTGTGGGACGACAATCTACGCGAATACACCCACATCGGGGGTGCGGCATGAGCGGCCCGCTGGAAACCGCCCGCGCCGCCTGGGGCGAGCCCCTGCCCGACTGGGTCGAGACGCTCGCCATCGAATGCGCCGCCTCGAGCCAGTCGCGCGTGGCCTCGGCGCTCGGACGCTCGGGCTCGCTGGTCAGTCAGGTGCTGCGCAACCGCTACAAGGGCGACCTCGCGGCGCTCGAGGACGCCGTGCGCGGGGTCTACATGCAGGCCCGGCTGCACTGCCCTGCCCTGGGCACGATCCCGACCAACATCTGCCAGGACTGGCGCCGCAAGTCGCGCCAGTTCGCCACTGGCAACCCGCTGCGGGTCCGCATGTATCGGGCCTGCGGGCGGTGCCCCCGGAACCGGAGGGACGAGGGATGACCACCCCGAAACTCGATATCCACCCCAGCGTGAGCCGGGAGCGCGTCGATCTGGTGGTGCGCCTCGTGGCCCTCGGCGACGACGCGGACGCCCGCTATGCCATCATCTGTGCCGCTGCGAGCCTGCTGGGCGCGATGGCCGGAAAGCGCGGCGAGGCCGATATCGACGCCGCCCTCGCCGGTTTCCGCGAGGTGGCCCGCGACGCAATGCTCGCGCATCTGCCGCCGGGAGGTCGGGCATGACTGCTCCCTCCCGCTGGACCGAGCCCGAGATGCTGCGCCTCGCCGCTCGCGCGGTACTGAAGGTGGACCTTCTCGGCCACCGCGGCACCACGCTCGTGACCTGCGAGGAGGTGGTCGCGATGGCCGCCGTCCTCGCGCTGTCGGGCGCGCTGCCCGCCAACCTCCTGATCCCTGAAACCCTGAAGAAGGACACCTGACATGCCGCAGGAGACCATGTGGACGAACCCGCAGGGGCACCTGATCCCCCTGAACCAGATCTCCGACGTCGACCAGATGAAGGACGAGCTGGCGAAACGCCTCTGCGAGGAGGCCGAACAGCTCCAGGCCACGATTGCCGAGTTCAAGCGCCGGGCGCTGGAAGAGATGTTCACGGCGAGAGTGCTGATCTTCGAGAAATTCGGCGCCAAGATCGGCGGGGCGAAGGGTGGGTTCGGGATCAAGTCCTTCAACGGCTTGCTCACCGCAGAGGTCTCGGTGGCCGAGGTCGTCAGCTTCGGGACCGAGTTGCAGGCGGCGAAGGCACTGATCGACGAGTGCATCGAGAGCTGGGCGGCGGAGGGCGACCTCGACCCGCGCATCCGCACGCTTGTCGAACATGCGTTCCAGGTCAACAAGGCGGGGCGGATCGATACTCAGCGCGTCCTCGGCCTGCGCAAGCTGCCGATGAAGGATCGCAACGGCAATCCCGATGCGGGCTGGGCCAAGGCGATGGACGCCGTCTCCGAGGCGCTGACCGTCGACCGCACGGCGACCTACCTGCGGTTCTACCGCCGCGATCCGGTCACCAATCGCCGGGAACAGATTTCCCTGAATTTCTCCGATCTGTGAGGGCGTGACATGCTGTTCGTATCGGCAATCGCCGCCCTGATCACCTCCTGCTTCGCGCTCCTGTTCGCGGCCGCGATGGGCAGGCAGCTCGCGCTGGAGGACAGGTCGGGCACGGTGGTGAACATCATCCTGGCAGGCGCGGCGATGACGCTGGCCGCCGCCCTCTGGATCATGGTCGGCATCGTGGCCGGGGCGCTCGTGTCATGAGCGCGCCCGTCTCGAAATGCCAGCAGGCCCTCGCGCTCGCCGACGAGCTGGAGGAACTGACCGCTTTGATCCCGCCCCGCTATCAGGACGCGGGCTCCTACGAGCGCGGCCTCGCGGCCGTGATCCGCCATGTGCAGGCCGCCGGGGGCCGTCTCGACGATGTCGGCACCGGCAGCGCCATCCGTCTGTGCGGCTATCGCGCGACATCGGAGATGGGGCCGCTCGCCGCCTGCTCGAACTGGATCAGACAGGTGCGCGCGAAATGCGCGCCCGCAGCACAATGAGCGCGCCCTTGCTGCCCGGCGTGGAATCACGGCACCCTTCCGGTCGATCTGACCGGAGGGACAGCGCATGTGGGAACCCGAAGCCGAAGCATGGCGGGAGTTCGAGGAACTCGTTGTCCAGACCCATGCGGCCGGGCAGTCGCTGGACCACTTCCGCAAGCATCTGCGCGCCCTTGCCGAACGGCGAGGCTGGAACGAGGTCCGGCCGTTCAATGACCGCTGGGCGCTCGGGGGTTTCTCCCTGCGCATCTACCGGGAATACAGCATCATCGCCTATGCCCGCCACCGGCTCCGCCAACTCACCGATGCGGGTTTCGGCATCTGGGTGTATCGCCTTGGCGATCCCCGCGCCGATTGCGCGGCCGACCATGCCGCCCTCGACGGCATTGCGTTGCCGCCCGATCATCCATTCTGGGCCCGGCTCTTCCCGCCGAATGGTCCCGGATGCGGCTGTGAGGCACGTGGGGCTCGGACGGTCGCAGGAATCCGCCGTGCCGGCGGCGATCCCGACAAGGCCCTGCCCGAGGACTGGGGAAAGACCCCCGTCCACACCCAATGGATCGGCACCGACTGGCCCGACCTGCGCGGCATTGTCGAGGCCGCGTTGCGCGAGGCCGAGGACTGATCTTCCTTCCCGTTTGACAATTCCGGGCGTCTGCCGCATCGTGGCATCGTCAGCCAGCGCCGTGCAAAGCGCCCTGACCGAGCTACCGAAGGCGGTTACGCCCCGAGACGGCGCATCCCATAGATGCGATCTTTCTCCGGGTGCCATGTGCGCATGTCCAGGGTTTCGGCCTAAAGGCGCATGGGGTCTGTCCTTCGGCGGGCTTTGCAACACCCGGGGGCTTCGTCCCCCCGTAACCGAAGGAGACTACCATGACGACATCGGTAACGATGGCCACCGTCCGCGCGCGCATCTTCACGCTGCCCGGGCGCCCGCCCTTCATGATCTCGGACGATCTGGCCGAGTTCTACGAGACCACGCCGAACAATCTGATGCGGCAGGTCCGGCGCAACATCGGCCGCTTCCCGGACGACTTCATCTTCGAGATGGGCGAGTCGGAATTTCGGGAGAAGTTGCGCCAAAATGGCGCAACTTCCCAAGGCAAGCGGGCCGACCTGACGCACTACGGTTTCACCCGCGAGGGCGCCTTGCAACTCTCCAGCGTCCTGACCGGGCCGGTGGCGGACGAGGTATCGGTGACGATCATCCGCACCTTTGCCGAACTGGAGCGGCAGGCGATGGCCGAGGTGCAGCACCGGCTGGCGAGGCTGCAATCCGAGGCGCGCGGGCGGCGTCCGATCCGTTCGCGCATCGTGGATGCCGCCCGCGAGGGCTGGACCTTCGACCAGCTCTGGCGCGACGGCAACTGGTCGCGCACCAAGCTGGCGGGGGCGATGCACGACTGCCTTGCCCTCGGTCTGATCGACCGGCCCCTGCCGGACGCCCCCGCACATCAGCCGGACCTGTTCCGCAATGTGTGACCAGCGCCCGCCCGATCCCCGCGACGCGCTCGGCGAGGCGGAAGCTGCGCTCTGGGGCCTTCGCCGTCTGCTCAACGAACTGCCCTACGATGCCGATGTTTCGGTTCGGGATGTCGCGCCGCTGGTCACCCTTCTCCACGAATGGATCGAGCCTGCCGCCAAGCTGTTGCAGGACTACGTTCCGCGCAGTTGGACACCTCCGACCCCCTGACCATCATGCGGGCCTCTTTTGCCGGAGGCCCGCATGACCGCCCTCAACCTCCGCCGCCTCATCCACGTCGCCTGCCGCGATCTCGGCCTCGACAGCGACACCCGGCACGATCTCCAGCTTGCGGTCACCGGCAAGGCCAGCCTCTCCGACATGACCGAGCCCGAGATGCTGCGGGTGGTCGAGGCCCTGAAACAGCGAGGTTTCAAGCCCGGTTTCAATGGCGGTTCAAAGGGCAGTAAATCGCGCCCGGCGGCGCCCCGCACGGATCTGCGCTACATCCACGTGCTCTGGGGGATGCTCGGCAAGGCGGGCGTCCTGAAGCGCCCCGGCCGGGACGGGCTCAACGCCTTCATCCGCTCGCGCTTCGAGGGCAAATGGCAGTCGGTGCCGATCGACGTGGACGCGCTGCGCGATGCCGGCCAGATCAACGACGTGATCCGGGCGCTGCGCGATATGTGCGCCCGCAACGGGGTCGAGGTGGGCAAATGACCGCCGTGGCACCAGTTCGGGGGGGGGCGACATGATCGCTGACTGGCCCTTCGCACCCCTCACGCCCCTGAAATACGGCGCGATCATCGCCGATCCGCCCTGGTCCTACGAGATGTATTCCGAACGAGGCCTCGCCAAATCGCCCGAGGCGCACTACGGCACGATGTCGGCCGAGGCCATCGCCGCGCTGCCGGTCGGTCATCTGGCGGGCCGCGACTGCCTGCTGTTCCTGTGGTCCACATGGCCGCACGTGCCGGTGGCGCTGGACGTCATGAGGGCATGGGGATTCCGCTACAAGACCGGCGGCGCCTGGGTGAAGCGCACCCGCAAGCACTGGGGTCCGGCGTTCGGCACCGGCTACATCCTGCGCTCGGCCACCGAGCCCTTCCTGATCGGCACGGTGGGCTCGCCAGAGATCTCCGACAGATCGGTGCGCAACCTGCTGATCGACGCCACCCGGCGCGAACACAGCCGCAAGCCCCCCGAGGCGCGCGAGATTGTCCAGCGCCTCCTGCCCCGTGCCTTCGCCTGCGAGCTGTTCGGCCGCGAGCCGTGGCCCGGCCACGAGGTCTGGGGGAACGAGGTCACGAAGTTCGGGGGCCCGGCATGACCGAGCTGCCCCGCCCGCCCGCGCATGTGGAGCCCTATGTCCGCATCCTCGGCCTGGACGGGGCGATCACGTTCCTGATGCATTTCGGGGGCGGGGAGCTCTACCTGCCCCGGACGCCCGGCGCGGCGTCGCCGGTCGAGCCCCTGCTCGGGGCCGAGGCCGCCCGCGCCCTCGGGCAGGCGGCCGACCGGCTGCCCAAGCGCGTCCCGACCGCAAAACCGTGGATCGCATCAGTCTGGCGAGCCCGGGGCTTGTCCGTCACGGAAATCGCGCGCAGACTGCACGTCAGCGACGTCGCCGTGCGCCGCTGGTTCAAGCAGCCTGCCATCCGTGCGGCGCTCGACCCAAAACCCGGCCGCGATCCGCGCCAGTTTCCCCTGATCTGACCCCTCCCCGCAAACCGTTGTGTCTAGCTGCATGTCGGTGGTCGGGCGAGTCTGGGCCGGCAATCTCCGCGGGGCCGGGCATGAACATCCTGCATCTCCAGACGAGCCAGAACGGCATCGCCTTTCTCAGGCGCCACGAGGGCGACGTTCTGCGCGCCTACCGCTGCCCCGCCGGTCACTGGACCATCGGCGCCGGTCTGACCGCGGCCTCGGGCGTTGTGACGCCGCGCGCGGGCATGACGATCACCGCGGAGGAGAGCGGCAGACTGCTGGCGCTGGCGTTGCAGCGCAACTACGAGCCCGCCGTGCGCCGAGTCATGCCGGGGGCACACCAGCATGAGTTCGACGGCGGCGTGTCGTTCCATTTCAACACCGGGGCGATCGGGCGGGCGTCGTGGGTCCGGGCGTGGATCGAACGCAACTGGGGGGCTGTGGCCGACGGGCTTCGGGCGTGGCGCAAGGGCGGCGGCAAGGTCCTGCCCGGCCTCGTCCGGCGGCGCGAGGAGGAGCTGGCGCTGATCCGCGACGGCATCTACCGCAGCGCTCCCGCTGCCAGCACTCCGCCCGGATTCGCCAAGGTGGTGCTTGTGCTCTCCGGCGACGAGATCGCGGCGGCCCGAAAGGCGCTCGCCGCCTTGGGCTACGATGTCGGCACCGACCCGGGGCGGTTCTCGGAGGCCGGTATCCGCGCGTTCCAGGCCGACCACGGCCTGACCGTCGACGGGACCATCGGCCGCGCTACGCTCAGCACACTCCAGCGCGTGATCGACAGCCGTGCCAAGGCCGCCGCTGCCGGGACCGTCACCACCGGCGGCGCGGCCGAGACCGGCACCGGGCTCGCGGAATCGGCCGTGCCCGGTGGCGAGGCGCTGGGGCCGGTGGTGCTGGCGGTCGGCCTGATCTGGCTCGCATGGCTCGCGTGGCAATACCGCGACACGATCGCTGCCGCGGTCCATCCCCATCTGCCGCGCGCCGCGGCCTGGCTGAGGAGCTTCTGATGGAACCTGCGTTTGGCGAGGCGCTGCTCGACCTGATCGACCGCTACGAGGAGGAGGGCACCCCGCTCATGGAGATCGCCTCGGCGCTGGAGCTTGCGGGCTATGCGCTCGACGAGCGGATGGAGGACGGCGAATGAGCGCCCCGCTTGTCGCCCTCGCCGTGCAGATCGGCGTACCCCTTATCGAAAAGGTCCTGTCGCGCCAGATCGGCCCCACCGGTGGCGCGCTTGCCGCCGACGTGATCCGCGCCATCGCCGACCGCACCGGCACCACGCCCGCCCAAGTCGAGCGTCTGGCGGAGACCGAGCCCGCGCGCGTCATTGACGCCATGCGCGAGGTCGAGAAGATGACCCCCGAGCTGGTCGCGCTCTATGCCGCCGGGGTCGAAAAGCAGTTCGCACTGATCGAGTCCGAGCGGGCCGAGCCGCTCTGGGTGCGCGCGTGGCGGCCGCTCGGCATGTATGCACTGGGGCTGCTGTGGCTCTGGAATATCATCCTGCTTCATGTCGCCAACGCGATCTGGAAGATCGCGCTGCCGCCGACCGACCATGCCGTGCTGATCCAGATCAGCGGCCTCTACATGGGCCTCTACATGGGCGGCCACACCGTGAAGGATATCGCCGACAAGTGGGCGGGCCGGTGATGGAGATGGATATCGCCCCGGCGATCGTCTGGGCGGCGGGGATCTCCACGCTGCTCGGCCTCGGCACCACGATCTGGAACATCCTCACGGGTCCGGCACGGCACCTCCGCGCAAAGGCGGTCGAACTGGAGGGCCGTCTCGGGCGGGTTTACGGCCGCGTCGAACGCATCGAGCAGATCCTGAACAATCTGCCCGGCCATGGCGACATGCACGCCATCCAGCTGTCGATGGAGCGGATGCACGGCGATCTGCGGGAGATGCGGGCGCTGATGGACGGCAACGGCCGGATCATGGAGCGGCTGGAGAGCATCGTCACACGGCACGAAAACCACCTGCTCGAAGGGGGCAAGCGTTGAGCGACTACGAGAACACCCAGATCCGGCCCGACGCCCGGCTGATCATGCTGAAGGCGCTGCAGGCCCAGATCGACAACCGCCTTCACAGCGGTTTCCTGATCGAGGAGTTGCGCGCCTTCGGGATAGACCGGAGCCGGGAATGGGTGCATGGCGAGGTCCGCTGGCTCGCCGAGATGGGCGCGGTGACCATCACCGAGGCCGGGACAGTGCTGGTCGCCACACTTACGGAACAGGGCGCGCGGCACCTGCGCCGGTCGGTCGCGATCGAGGGCGTCAAGCGCCCCTCCCTGCCCGGAGGCTGACGTGACCGGCTCGCCGCGCGGGCGCGGCCGCCTCTCGTCGATCGATCTCCTGCCGCCCGAATGCGACACCATCGTCGCCTGGGCGGCGCAGGAGCTCTCGAAACGCGATACCAGCCAAACCGAGATTTACGCCGGTTTCGTGGAGCGCTGCGAGGCGCTGATGCGCGAGCACCGCGGCGAGCTCGAATTCCGCATCCCGGCGTTCTCGTCGTTCAACCGCTACAGCCTGCGGCTGGCGCGGCTGACCAGTCGCCTCGACCAGACCCGTGCCATCGTGGCGGCGCTGGCCGACAAGTTCGACCCGGCCGATGCCGACAATCTCACGGTGATGACCACCGAGACGGTGAAAGCGCTGGTGTTGCAGATGCTGGCGGAGGCCGACGAGGACACCATCGACCCGAAGGGGGTCATGCAGCTCGCCGCCGCCTTCAAGCAGGCGGTGCAGGCCCAGAGCATCAGCACCGACCGGCGCCGCAAGGCCGAGGCGGATTTCGCTGCGAAGGTCGATACGGCGGTCAACACCGTCGCCCGTGCCAAGGGTCTTTCGGCCGATGCGGCCGAGGAGATCAAGGCCCGGCTTCTGGGGGTGAATTGATGGCCGTGGGATCGGAATGGCGGTGGGTCGCGCCGGACGGCCGCGAAGGCCGGTGGCGGTGGTGCCGCGCAGAGGCGATGCGGCGCGGCATCTGCGCGTATCACGGCTGGTCGCGGTTTCACCACGGGCTGCTGGGCGATCTCTCGGAATATGGGTGCGCGATCATGTTTCAGGACGCCAGTCAGGCGGGATGGCGGATCGAGGAGCGGGCACGGTGAGCGCGCCGATCAGCGAGAAGGAATGGGCCACGGCGCGGCGCGAGGCGATGGCCGTCATGCCGCGGGTCGTGGACCAGGTTGGCCTGCCGAACGTGCTCCTGCCCTATCAGGCCCGCGCCGTCTCGATGCTCGACTCCGTTCGCGACTGTTCCGCGCTCTTCATCGAGAAGTCCCGCCGGGTCGGCCTGACCTGGGCGCTGGCCGCCTATGCCGTGCTGCGCGCCGGACGCCAGCGCGCCGCGGGCGGCATGGACGTGATGTATATCTCCTACTCGCGCGAAATGACCCGCGAGTTCATCGACGCCTGCGCGATGTGGGCGCGCGCCTTCTCGATCGCCGCGGGGGCGCTGGAGGAATGTCTGTTCGACCAGGGCGACGAAGAGGGAGACAGGTCGATCCAGACCTTCCGCATCCGCTTCGCATCGGGGTTCGAGATACTGGCGCTCTCCTCGGCCCCGCGCGGGTTGCGCGGCAAGCAGGGCGTGGTGATCATCGACGAGGCCGCCTTCGTCGACAACCTTGCCGAACTGATCAAGGCCGCGATGGCCTTCCTGATGTGGGGCGGGCAGGTCGTGATCTGCTCGACCCATGACGGCGTCGACAACCCGTTCAACCAGGGCGTCCAGGACATTCTCGCGGAACGGTCGCCCTACGCCCATCTGCGGATCGATTTCGACCAGGCGCTGCACGACGGGCTCTACGAGCGCATCTGCCTGGTCAAGGGCGAGGACTGGACGCCGGAGGGCGAGGCGGAGTGGCGCCAGAAGATCATCGCCTTCTACGGGGATGGCGCCGACGAGGAGCTGTTCTGCGTCCCCTCGGCCTCGTCTGGCTCATGGCTGCCCGGTCCGCTGATCGAGGCCCGCATGACGCTGGACACGCCGGTGCTGCGCCTCGAGCTGCCGCCCGACTATCTGCACCGCTCCGAGCTCGAGCAGGCCGCGCTGCTGGCGCCGTTCATGGAGGAACTCGAAGAGGCGCTCGGGGAGCTCGATCTCGATCCGCACTATGCGTTCGGGTTTGACTTCGCGCGGGTGGCGGACCTTACAGTTGGCGTTTTGCTGGCTATTGAAGGGGCGTTGAAACGCCGTTTGGCACTGACCTTCGAACTGCGCAATGTCCCCGGCGACGAGCAGAAGCGGATCGTGGCCATGGTGCTCGATCACCTGCGCCACCGGCTCGTCGGCGCGGCCTTCGACGCCACTGGCATGGGCTGGACCGTGGCCGAGGACATGGGCCGGAAGTTCGGCCTGCGCGAGACGGAGGATGGCTCGGGCCTCGTCTGGGCCATCAAGTTCACCGAGGACTGGTATCGGCTGCACATGCCGCCGCTCAAGACCGCGTTCGAGGATGACGGCATCGCGCTTGCCGCCGATCCCGAACACCTCTCGGACCTGCGCTCGGTCAAGCTCGTGCGGGGCATTCCGCGCGTCCCGGCCGTCCGCGAGGGACAGACCGGCAAGAAGCGGCACGGGGATTTCGCGATCGCGCTGGCGCTGGCGTATTTCGCGTCACGGATGCGCTGGGTCGAATACGGCTACCGCCCGGTGTCCGGCGCCGCCCGCGCCGCGCTCGACAATCATGGTGCCGAGGCCCGGCCCGTGCGGCCCTGGTGGCGGCCGCCTCTCGGGCGCGGGTTTCGGGGAGGGATCATCTGATGGCCAGAAAACCGCAAATCCTCGACCGCTGGGGCCAGCCGATCCGCCGCGAGGTGCTGACGCAGGAGGTGGCGGCCGCGACCGTGGGCGGCGTCCGCTCGCCGATCACCGGCTATCCCGGCGACGGGCTCGACCCGGTGCGGCTGGCGCAGATGCTGCGCTCTGCCGACATGGGCGACCCGGTGCGTTACCTCGAACTGGCGGAGACGATCGAGGAGCGCGACCCCCATTACCTCGGCGTCCTCGGCACCCGGCGCCGGTCGGTCAGCCAGATCGACGTGACGGTGGAGGCTGCATCCGACGCCCCGCGCGACGTCGAGATCGCCGACATGATCCGCGACTGGCTCGGCCGCGACGAGCTGGCCGAGGAGGTGTTCGACATCCTCGACTGCATCGGCAAGGGCTACTCGTTCACCGAGATCATCTGGGACACCTCCGAGGGTCAGTGGATGCCCGCCCGCCTGGAATGGCGCGACCCGCGCTGGTTCCGGTTCGACCGGCGCGACCTGACCACGCCCATGCAGCTCAACGACTCTGGTCGCGAGGTGCCGCTCGAACCCGGCAAGTTCATCCATGCGGTGATCAAGGCCAAGTCGGGCCTGCCGCTGCGCTCCGGCATCGCCCGCGTCGCGGTCTGGGGCTGGATGTTCAAGGCGTATACGCTTCGCGACTGGGCGATCTTCGTGCAGACCTATGGCCAGCCGCTCCGGGTGGGCAAATGGGCGGCGGGGGCATCGGAGGCCGACAAGGACACCCTGTTCCGCGCCGTCGCCAACATCGCCGGGGACTGCGCCGCGATCATCCCCGACAGCATGAGCATCGAGTTCGTGCGGGCCGAGGCCGCCTCGCAGACGAGCGATCTCTACATCAAGCGCGCCGACTGGCTCGACCAGCAGATCTCCAAGGCGGTGCTGGGCCAGACCGCGACCACCGACGCGATCGCGGGCGGCCATGCGGTCGGCCGCGAACATCGGCAGGTGCAGGAGGATATCGAGACCGCTGACGCGCGGGCGCTGTCGGCGATCCTCAACCGCGACCTGATCCGGCCCTGGGTGATGCTGGAGTATGGGCCACAGCCCCGGTATCCCCGGCTGCGGATCACCCGGCCAAAGCAGGAGGACCTCACGGGGCTGGCGAATGCGCTGGACAAGCTGGTGCCTCTCGGGCTGCGCGTCGAACAGTCGGTGATCCGCGACAAGTTCGGCCTGCCCGAGCCCGCCGAAGGGGCCGAAATCCTCCAATCCGGCCTGCCGGTGCCGCCCGCGACGGGGGGGCTGGGGCCCAATCCGTTTATTAAACGGGTTTCCGGCGAAATTAAACGGGGTTCCGGGGAGGAACGACCCGAGACCGCCCTCAACGCGGAACGGCCGTCAGCGGCCCGCGCAGCGCCTCCCACCGCGGAGGAACTTCTGGCCGACCGGATGGCGGTTGAGGCACAGCCCGAGGTCGAGCGGATGATCGCGACGATCGAGGCGATGCTCGCCTCGGCCGGGTCGCTCGAGGAGTTCCGCGAGATGCTGCTCGCGGGCTTCCCGGCGATCGACAGCGGCGGGCTGGCGGCCCGGCTCGCCGAGGGGATGCTCGCCGCCCACATGGCCGGGCGCGTGGCGCTCGAGGGCGAGAGCGATGGCGGCTCCTGACGCGCAGCTCCGGGGCGTCCTCGGGCGGCCGTTCGCCGAGCAGGTGGCCGCCTACCGGCTGCGGCTCGGCAATCTCGTCCCTACCGCGCGTTGGGACGATCTCCGCCACAGTGCCCATGACCGGGCGTTCATGGTGGCGGGCGCGACAAAGGCAGACCTGCTCGTCGATCTGGCCTCGGCGGTCGACAAGTCGATCAGCCAGGGCACGGGGCTGGAGACGTTCCGCAAGGATTTCCGGGAGATCGTTGCCCGGCACGGCTGGCACGGTTGGACCGGCGAGGGCACGAAAGGCGGCGAGGCGTGGCGGACGCGGGTGATCTACCGCACCAATGCCGCGACCAGCTTTGCCGCCGGTCGCCGCGCCCAGCTCGAGGAGGCAGGCTTCCCGATCTGGATCTACCGGCACGGCGGATCGCGCGAGCCGCGGCCGGAACACCTCGCCCTGGACGGGGTGGCGCTGCCGAGCGATCACGAGTTCTGGGCAACCCACTCGCCGCCGAACGGCTGGGGGTGCAGCTGCTATGTGGTCGGGGCGCGGTCTGAACGAGGTGTGCGCCGCCTGGGCGGCGATCCCGGCAAGACCCTTCCCGAGGGCTGGGACCGGATCAGCCCGAAGACCGGCGCGCCGGTCGGGATCGACAGGGGCTGGGACTATGCGCCGGGGGCGACGGTCACCGATACGATCCGCGACCTGTCGGGCAAGCTGGACCGGCTGCCCGAAAGGCCCGCCATCGACCTCATTCAGGACTGGGTGCGTTCCGGCACCTTCGGGCGCTGGATGCGTGACCCTCACGAGGGGTTTCCGCTCGTCCGTATCTCCGACCAGGACGCCGAGCTGATCGGCGCGCAAGCCCGCGTGGCGGTGATGTCGCCCGAGACCATGGCCAAGCAGCTGCGGGAACACCCCGAGCTGACCGCATTCGACTATGCCGAAGCGCAGGGCGTGGTTTCCAATCCCACCCGCAGGATTCAGGATGGCCCCGGCAGCATGATCTACACCCTGGAGCCGGAGGACGCCTCGGGCTTCGTCCTCGTCGTCAAGGCGACCAGGACGGGTCAGGGCCTCTTCATCACCAGCTACCGCCGTCTCAGCGCCGATCAGGCTGCGCGGGACCGCACCGTGAGGCGGCTCTTGCGCAGGGGGGTGGAGAGATAATGCAGGCGGCAGGGCCCCGCACCCGGTTTCCCGGAAACCCTGCATGGCGCTCCGATCATGGGATCGTGCTACGGCCGCGAGATTCTTACCGTGTCACGCCTGCAGGACAAATGTAGTCATGAACATCATCGAAATCAACGAGGACGAGATCACCGCGGCGCTGGAGCGGCTGGCCTCGGCCATGACGAACATGATGCCGGTGATGCAGGACCTCGGCGAATTCCTCGCCACCTCGACCCGCGATCGCTTCACCGAGGGCACCGGGCCAGACGGCACGCCCTGGGCTCCGAAGAGCCCGGCCACGCTCGACGCCTATGCCCGGCGCCGCGATCCGGTCGACGACCGGCCGCTGTTCGGCCCGACCCGCCGCCTGTCGTCGGAGATCCACTGGTTCGCCACGCCGGACAGCGTCGAATGGGGCTCGTCGCACATCTATGCCGCCACCCAGCAGTTCGGGGCAGCGCAGGGTGCGTTCGGGGCCACGTCGCGCGGATCGCCGATCCCCTGGGGCGGCATCCCCGCCCGCCCGTTCCTCGGGCTCTCGGACAGCGACCGGGCCGAGATCGCGGACATCGTGGCCGAATGGCTCGAGGGAATCGCCGCCGGGGGTTGACCGGCCGCACGGCCCGGCTCACTCTGGGTCTCGGGCGGTCGTCCGATCCGGCCACTCCTGCCGCGACGGCGCCCCTGCCCTCCGGCCAGCCCACCCCGCAAACCGTTGTGTCTATTTTGACAGCGGGCCGCCGGGCAATCTCGGCCCATGTCGAGAGAGACCCAGCATATCGCCCTGATGCAGGCCCGTCCGCTGCCCTCCACCGAGGAGGGGCAGGTGCCGGACTGGGTGCATCTGCTGCCCGGCGGCAGCGCCATCCTGACCCGCGACGGCCGCGGCCCCTACCGCGTCCCCGATCCTGCGGCGGTGATCGCCGCCAGCCTCGACGGCGGCAAATTGCCGATCGACGAGAACCACGCAATCGATCTGGCCGCGCCCCACGGTGATCCCTCGCCCGCCCGCGGCCATATCGTCGAGCTTCAGGCCCGTGCCGACGGCATCTGGGGCCGCGTCGAATGGACCGGCACGGGGCGGGCGCTGCTCGTCGACCGGGCCTATCTCGGCCTGTCGCCTGCAATCTCTCACACCCCGCAGGGTCAGGTGCTGCGCATCCTGAGCGCCTCGCTCGTCAATCGCCCCAATCTGCGCGGCTTGACCGCGCTCCACCAGGAGGAAAGCATGTCGCTCATGCAACGACTGGCCGAGTTGCTCGGCCTGGACGCGGCTGCAGGCGAGGAGGCGCTCGTCGAGCGTGTTACCGCGCTGCACCAGCAGGCCGGACAGCAGGCGGCGCCCGAGCTGACCGCGCTGCAGTCGCAGCTCACCGAGATCGGTGTCGCGCTCGGGGTGGCAGGCGATGCCGCCCCCGAGGCGATCGTCGCGGCCGCCCGGGCCGCGAAGGGCGGCGAGACCGCCACGATCGTCGCGCTGCAGTCGGAGATCACCGATCTGACCACGCGGTTCAACACGCTGTCCGAGGCCACCGCACGCGAGAAGGCCGCGGCGTTCGTCGACGGCGAAATCCGCAAGGGCCGCGTCTCCGTCAAGCCGCTTCGGGATCACTACATCTCGATGCATATGCAGGATGCCGCGCGGGTCGAGAAGGAGATCGGCGCGATGCCGATCCTCGGCCCCGGCCCGAACCCGGCGCCGGTGGTGCCGCAGACGGCGCTCCAGAGCGAGGACCCCAACGCCATCGCGGCGCAGGCCCGCACCTACCAGAAGAAGCTGGCCGATGGCGGCATCGAGATCGACTTCGCCTCGGCCGTGATCGCCATCAAGGAGGGCAAGTCGTGATCCCCACCTTCATCCGCGCCTACGCCGCCACCTCCGTCATCCTCGGCAGCCGCATCGTGGCCTTCGCCACTCCGGCCGCCTCGCAGGGCATCACCCACGCGACCGGCCCCGAGGACCCGCTGTTCGGGGTTTCCGACCGCATGGGCGCGCCGGAGGGCGGCATGTGCGACGTCCACCGCGGCGGGCTCGTCTCGGTCGAACTCGGCGGCACGGTGGCCGCGGGCGACCCGCTGACCTCGGACGCCACCGGCCGGGCCGTCAAGGCCGAGGCCGCCGGTGGCGAGACCATCCGCATCGTCGGCTGGGCCGACGAGCCCGGTGTCGAGGGCGACATCGTCGATGCGTTCCTCGCCGTCTCGCTGCTCCACGAACCGGCGTAACCGCGCCCCAGAGAGGACTGATACATGAGTGCCCCCAATCGCCCCTTCGTGGTCGACCCGGTCCTGACTGCCATCGCGGTCGGCTACCGCAACACCAGCGCCATGCGGATCGCCGACCAGGTGCTGCCGCGCACGCCGGTCTCGGCCGAGAAGTTCAAATGGACCGAATACCCGATTTCCGAGGGCTTCAACGTGCCGGATGCTCGGGTCGGCCGCCGCGGCCGCGTCCAGCAGCTCGAGTTCGGCGGCGAGGAGCGGACCTCCTCGGTCGAGGACTACGGCCTCGAGACTCCGATCCCCTTCTCGGATATCGACGCCGCCGCCGAGGCGCGCGCCCGCGGCGTGTCGTCCTACGACCCTGAGGGTCACTCGGCCGCGATGCTGACCGACACGCTGGAAAACATCCGCGAGGTGCGGGTGGCGCAGCTCGTCCATGACCCGGACACCTATGCCACAGGCCGCAAGGTGGCGCTCTCCGGCACGTCGCAGCTCTCGGACTATGCCAATTCCGACCCGATCGGCGTGATCAAGTCCGGGCTCGAGGCGACGCTGATCCATGCCCCCAACACCCTCGTGATGGGGCGTCAGGTCTGGTCGAAGCTCAATTCGCACCCGAAGATCGTCAACGCGGTCAAGGGCAACCTGACCGAGGAAGGCATCGTCTCGCGCGCGGCGTTCGTGGAGCTGTTCGCAGGCGAAGGCGTCTCGCAACTGCTGATCGGGGATGCGTGGTATAACACCGCGCGCCCCGGCCAGCCGGTCTCGCTCGGCCGTGCCTGGGGGAAGCACATCGCCATGCTGCACCTCAACCCCATGGCCACGGCCGAGGGTGGCGGCATCACCTTCGGCCTCACCGCCCAATACGGCGGCAAGATCGCCGGTCGGATCGAGGACAAGGATGTCGGCCTGCAGGGCGGCGTCCGTATCCGCAGCGGCGAGCGCGTGAAGGAGCTCGTCGTCGCCCGCGACGTCGGCTACTTCATCCAGAACGCGGTGGCCTGACATGAGCCGCCGCAAGAAGCCCGCCGATACCGAGGCCGTCAGCGACGCCGCCATCCCCGAGCCGGGGGTGGCGGCCGAGACGGCGATCCCGCCCGCCGCGGATGCGCCGCAGGACAACCCCGTGACCGGACTCGACCCGGCCGGGATCAATACCCGGAGCGCCGAAGACAGCCTCAAGGGCGATGCCCCCGAACAGGCCGAGGCCGATCATGGCGGCGGTGCCGCCGAGCAGGCGGAGGCGGCGGCATCCGGGGCCGCCTCCGCGACGGATACCCCGGCGCCGACCAATGACCCCGGCGAGAGCGACGAGGGGGCGGCGGACTCCGCCGCCGCCCCCGAGGTGCTCCCCAAGCCGGAGCAGCGCCGGTTCATGCTCGCGGGCCATGTCCTGCATGACGGCACGTCCTACGGGCCGGGCGATGATCTCGACCTGACGTTCGACGAGCACGCTCCTCTGTTTGCGGCCCGCGTGGTCCGGCCCTGGGCAGATGGCAAACCGGTAGAGGTCCGCTCGCCGGTCTGACGCACCCGGCAGAGCCCGCCCCCGTGGAACGAGGGGCCTGCCCGGCGGCGGCGCGTTCGCCGCCGGGACCATCACAAGACGAGAGAGCGACCGATGTCCGATCATGATGGCCTGCCCGTTCCCGGCTACCGCCCCCAGTCCGATGATGCCGTCCGGGCAGTGACTGCGTTCAAGCACGCCGAAGAAAACGTGCTGCGGATGCTCGATGCGCTGGGGGCCGAAGGCGCGGCCGATCCGCGCTGGATGGCGATCGGCCGCACCGCGATCGAGCAGGGCTTCATGGCCGTGAACCGCTCGATCTTCCGGCCCGACCGCGCCCGCCTGCCCGAGGACGGGGGCGCATCGTGACCTACGCCACGCTTCAGGGCCTGATCAACCGCTACGGCGCCGGGATGATCGAGCAGCTGACCGACCGCTCCGATCCGCCCGCGGGCATGATCGACACCGAGGTGGTCGCGCGGGCGCTGACCGATACCGACGGCATGATCGACGGCTACCTGCGGGCCCGCTACAGGACGCCGCTCGCCGAGGTCCCGCCGCAGGTGGCCGACATCGCGCTCTCGATCGCGGTCTGGAAGCTCCACCGCTACGCCCCCAACGAGAAGATCGCCGAGGACTACAAGGACGCGCTGCGCGTCCTGCGCGAGATCGCCGGGGGCACCATCGTGCTCACCGCCGAGTCCGTCGAGCCCGTGCCCACCGGCGGCACCGGCGCCCGCATCACCGATCGCGAGCGGCCCCTGACCGAGGCCAATCTCAAGGGGTTCATCTGATGATCGACGCCATCATCAGCCGCCTCGGCGAGCGTGTGGACGCCCTGAAGGGCCGTATCCGCGGCGGGGCGGATTTCGCGCGGCTGATGGCGTCGAAGTCGTTTCAGGACGCCTCGGGCGCGACCTATGTCCTGCCGCTCGCCCTGCGCGGCGGGCAGGCCGATGCCGCGACCGGCGCCTTCCGCCAACAGCTCGACCGGATCGTGGGTGTGGTGCTGATCGTGCCGAGCACCGATCCGCTCGGCACCGGCGCCCGCGATGCGCTCGAAGCCCGGATCGAGGCGGTAACCGCCGCCCTCGCCGGATGGCGGCCGCCCGGTGCGATCGGGCCGCTCCGCATCGTCCAGGGGCGCATGATCAACGTCGGCGCTGGCCTGCTCGTCTACCAGCTCGATTTCGCCGTCCAGTCCCAGTTGAGGATCAACCCGTCATGACCGACCGCAAGTCCATGCCCATGCCGCGCCAGGGCGGCAGCTACATCCGCAACCCCGACGGCTCGCTGCGCCCGGCCGGTGGCCCCGCGCCCGCCCCGAAACCCGCCCCCACGGGCGCGGTGAAACCCCCTGTGAAGGAGGCGTAAATGGCCATTTACTGGGACGAGAAGGTCTTCCTGCTCGGCATCGAAAGCGCCTATGGCACCGCACCCACGCTGACCGCGGCCGACGCGATCCTCGCCACCAATATCCGGCTGCAGCCGATGGAAGGCCAGGACGTCAGCCGCAACCTCGAACGGCCGCATATGGGGGCGCAGCCCACCATTCCGGTCGACGTGATCAGCCGCCTGGCCTTCACCGCGGAGATCCTGCCTTCGGGCGATGCGGGCGTGCCGCCGGTGATCGGCAAGCTGCTGCGCATCTGCGGCTGTGCGCAGGTGATCGTCCCCGACACGTCGGTCGCCTACAGCCCGGTCTCGCGCGGCCACGAGTCCGGTGCGATCCATCTGTGGATCGGCGACACCCGCTACGCGCTGATCGGCACCCGCGGCACGGGCACCGTGCGGATCGCCGCATCGGGCATCCCTGTGGTGGACTTCGACCTGACCGGCCTCTTCGTCATGCCCACTGAGGCAACCCCGGTGTTGCCCGACCTCGACGATCAGCTCGAGGCCGAGGTGCTGGTGGCCACCACCGCCAACACGCCGGTGTTCTCGATCGACGAAGTGCCGCTCGTGATGCGGTCCTTCTCGCTCGCCTTCGGCAACCAAGTGGAGCCGCGGTTCCTGATCGGCTCGGAGCGGGTGCTGATCACCGGCAGGTCGGAGGTGATCGAGACCACGGTCGAGGCTCTGCCGCTGACCGCCCTCAACCCCTTCGCGCTGGCGATGGCCCGCACCCGGGTGCCGGTGGTCGCGAAACACGGCACCGACGCGGGTAACACCGTCACCGTCTCGGCCCCGCTCTCGCAGATGCAGCGTCCGGCCGGTCTGGAAGAACAGCAGGGCATCAAGGAGTGGCCCCTGCGCCTCGTCCCGCAAGCAACCTCCGCTGGCAACGACCAGTGGACCATCGCCTTCACCTGAGCCCCGGAGACCCCGCACATGTTCAAGATCGTCCAGAACCCGACCTTCAAGCACCCGGTGAAGATCCGCGTCCCGGTGGACGGGGGCTTCGCCAATCAGGAGTTCACCGCGACGTTCCGGGTCGAGCCCTGGGACGAGGTGAAGGCGCTCGACAGTGATCCGGCCGGGCAGCTGCGCCGGGTGTTCGTGGGCTGGGAGGGCATCACCGACGACGGCGACAAGCCCATCCCCTATTCCGACGCCGTGCGCGACCAGCTGATCGGGCTGCTCTACGTCCGGGTCGCCCTGCTGCGCACCTACGTCGAGGCGATCACGGGGGCCGCCCGGGGAAACTGATGGCGGCGGGCTGCGCCTGGGCGCGGGGCGAGCTTGGCCGCACCCGCCGCAGCGAGGCCGAGGACGACGCCCGCCGCTGGGGGTTGAAGCGGGCGCCCGGGCGGCGACGCGATGCGCCCGAGGCGGGCATCTGGCGGCAGCACGTGCCCGCGCTGCAGGCGTATCTCGCGGTCGCGGGGCAGTGGCGGACGGTGTTCGTCGCAGTGTCGCCCCCGGCAGTGGGCCGGATCGTGGCGCTGGGGCTCGACTACGCCGCGGCCCGGGCCGGGCTCGCGCTGGCGGGGATCGAGGTGAGCCCGGAGGTCTGGGCGCAGGTGAGGGCGATCGAGGCAGGAGCGATGGAGGCAATGAATGAGCGGCGCTGAACTTCGCCTCTCCATGCTGCTCACCGCGCAGGGCGAACAGGCCCGGCGCGAGTTGCAGGCCACCGGCAAGGCCGCGGCCGACCTGCGCACGGCCGCCACCGGCGCCGGTGTCCAGGTCACCGGCCTCGGCGAGGCGGGCGAGGCGGCGGCGCAGGGCCTCGGCACGATGGCGGCCGCCAACGACAACCTCGGCCGGGCCGCGGCCGAGGCGGCTTCGGCGATCGAGGGACAGGGGCAGGCCGCCGAGGCGGCAGCACAGGCCACCGACGCGGCGCGTCAGTCGGCCGACCTCGCCGATGCGGCCTATCGTCGGCTGGCCTCGGTCGCCGGGATGGCGCTCGGCACGATCGTCGGCGCGGTCTCGATCCGCGCGATCGCGGGCATGGCCGACACCTGGAGCGATCTCTCCGCCCGCGTCGGCCTCGCCGTCGGAGACATGGACCGCGCGGGCCCGGTGATGGACCGGCTCGCCGACATCGCCAACCGTACCTATTCGTCGCTGACGCTCACGGCCGAGGGGTTCCTGCTGAACTCCACCAGCCTGACCGAGCTTGGCTACCGCTACGAGCAGCAGCTCGACTATCTCGAGTCGGTCAACAACGCGCTCGTGGTCTCCGGCGCCCGGGGCGAACGTGCCGCCCGCGTCTCCGAAGCGCTCGCACGCGGCATGGCCTTGGGCGAGTTGCGGGGCGATGGCCTCAACACCGTGCTTCAGGACGGCGGCCGGATCACCCAGCTGCTCGCGGAGCGGCTCGGGGTGACCACCAACGAGTTGCGCAAGCTCGGCGCGGACGGGGCGATCACCGGCCGGATCATCTACGAGGCGCTGACCGGAAACCTTGAAAAGCTGCGCGCCGAGGCCGAGTCGATGCCCGCGACGATCGAGGACGGCTTCCAGCGCATCCAGAGCAACCTGCTGCGCCTCGTCGGCACCATGGACCAGGCGGTCGGTGCCTCGGCGGGCGTGGCGAGCGTGCTGATTTCGGTGGCCGACAACCTCGACCGGATTGCCGTCTATGCTGGCCTCGGCGCCGGGGTGCTGGCACTGCGCTACACGCCCGCGATCGTCGCGGCGGCGGCTGGCACCACGGCAGCCACCGCCGCGGTCAACGCCTTCCGGCTCGCGCTCGCGCGCTGGCCGCTCGGGCTCGCGCTGATCGGGCTCGGCGAGATCGCCTACCGGCTGTCGCAGATCGAGCGCGTGGCGCCGGGCACGGGCGATGCCATCGACCAGGCCCAGCAGGCCCAGACCCTGCTCAACGACGCGCTCGAGGAGTTTAACCGCGACCGCTCGCCCACCGCCCGCACCCGGCTGATCGAGCAGGCCACCCAGACCCGCGACCTCGCCGCGGCGGCGCTGGCGGCGGCCGAGGCGGAAATCCTTCTGATGCGCGCCGAGGCCGAGCGGTTCAGGAATGCGCCCGTCGAAGAGCGCGGCCTGTTGGGCGACATGGTCGACGACGCCAACCAGCGAGAGCTCGAAGCTGCTGATGCGATCGTCCAGTCGCTATCGGATGGCCTGGCGACCGCCCAGGCATCGCTCGAACGCGCCGCGAACACTTCGCTCGCCCCGACCATCTCCGCCGGGGCCGAAGCCGCCACCCGGCTCGCCGACGAGATCAGCCGCGCCCTCGGCGCGATGCAATCGCTCTCGGCCCAGTCCATGACCGCGCTCGATGACGCCCGCATCCGCAACCAGCACGCGGGTGATCCTGTGGCGACCGCGCGCGGGCTTGCCGAGGCGCGGATGCGCCGCGCGCAGGAGCCGATCCGCGCCGACCTCGGCGGCAATGCGGGGCGTGAGATATGGCGGCTCGATGCCGAGGTCAGCGCCGAGGGCGAGCGCGCCGCCGAGATTGCCCGGCTCGATGCAGACACCGCCGCCCGTACCCGCGGCAGCCGCGGCGGCTCGTCCCGCGCCACCGAATCCCAGGCCCGCGGCGTCGATCAGCTGATCGCCTCGCTGCAGACCGAGCTCGACCTCCTGCGCGAGACCGATCCGGTGATGCAGGAGATGATCCGGCACCGCGAAGCCCTGGCCCAAGCGGAGGAATGGGAGCGGCAGGCGATCGAGGATCTGATCCGCACCCGGCTGGATGAGTCGATGGTGCTCGACCAGGTGCAACGCCAGATGGAGGATGTGCGGGAGCTCGGCCACGACGTGATCCGCGGCATCATGCAGGATCTGCGCGACGGCGCCTTGGCGGGCGACATCCTCGCCAACGTGCTGGACCGGATCGCCGACAAGCTCCTGGACCTCGGGGCATCGGGCTTCGCCGACATCCTGTTCGGCGCCAAGGGCTCCAGCGACGGCGGCCTTCTCGGCGGGTTTATCGGCGGGTTGCTTGGCGGGGCCAAGAAGAACGCCCTCGGCGACGTGGTCGGCGAGCCCACGATGTTCGCCTATGCCGACGGCCGCCTCGGCGTCATGGGCGAGGCCGGGGCCGAGGCGATCATGCCGCTGACCCACGCGATGGGCGAGGGCGTGGGCGCAGTGATGGGCGGGGTCGAGACCACGCTGCCGCTGACCCGGCTGGCCTCGGGCAAGCTCGGTGTCGAGGTGCCCCAGCCCTTCGCCATGGGCGGCACCTTCGGCCATGTCCCGCCGCCGCCGATCCGGCCCGGCCGGGAGGATTTCGGGCGGACGCATGGCGGCGGCACGGGCGCAGAGCTTATCGGCACGCTGCGGATCGGGCTCGAGAAGGGCCTGACCGCGCAGTGGCAGGGCGAGATGCGCGGTCTCGCCATGGAGATCGTCGATCGCGGCATCGACCAGTACGACCGGCACCTGCCCGACCGCATGGCGCAGATCGGTGCCGACCCGCACCTGAAGGGATAGGATATGGCGTTCAGCTTTCCCCTTCCGTGGTCGCAGTTCGCCGGTCTGATGCCGATCGCCAGTTCGGTCTGGCGGCTGCGGCGGTTCGAGACGGTTGCCTGGACCGCCGACTCGCGGCCGTGGGTGTCGCGCCTCGCCGAGCCGCGTTGGCATGTCACCGTGCGCATGGGCGTGATGGACCTCGACGAGGCGGCCGAGCTGCAGGCGCTGTTCGACCTGCACGGCTCCGACTATCCGTTCCGGCTCCACGACCCGAAGCGGCCCGGGCCCCGGCTCGACCTCGACGGCACGATCCTTGGCGCCGCGACGCCGACGGTAAACGGGATCGAGGCCGAGGGGTTCGAGATCGCGGGCCTGCCTGCCAACTACACGATCTCGCGCGGCGACCTGATCTCCGTCAGTCACCCCGGCCCGATGCGGCGCGCGCTCTATGCCGCGATGTCGACGGTCGCGGCCGACGGCACCGGCGTCACGCCGGTGATCCCTGTCCGGCCGCGTCCGCGCGAGACCGCGACCGTGGGCAATGCCGTGTTCCTCGCCCCCGCCACGGGTCTGATGCTGGCGCTGCCCGATACCTTCGATCCGGGCGAGCCCGAGGGCTATGTCGTGCGCGGCATGGCCTTCGAGGCCGTGGAGTATTGGTGATGGCACGCCATGTCGATCCCGCCGTCACCGCCTGGCGCCAGAGCGGCAAGCCCATGGTTCAAAGGCATTTGATCTGGGTCGAGGCGCAGGCGCTCGACGGCACCCCCATGCACGGCGGGTTCTGGGACGGCCAGCACGATGACCACCTGCCGGTGGTCCGGCCTCTGGACGGTGTCGTGGCCAGCCGCCTCTATCACGCGGGCGGCGGCGTGATCGAGGTCGAGCCGGTGGGGCATTTCTCGGGGCTCGACATCAATCCCGCCCGGGTCACGCTCTCGCCGGTCACGCCCGAGGTCGATGACCAGCTGCGCCTCCTCGTCCTGCGCCGGGCGCCGGTCGAGCTGCACCGTATCTGGCTGGATTTCGAGGCGCGCCAGCCGATCGCGGCGGGGCATGTCTGGTTCACCGGCCGGATCGGCCGCGCGCCGCTCACCACGCCCGCCGCCGGAGGTTCGGAGCGGCTCACCTACACCATCCTGCCGCCGACCCGCGATCTGACATTCGGCAACCCGGAGCCGGTCTCGGACACGATCCAGAGCCAGCGGCAGGGAGATCGCATATTCCGCCACCTCGCCACGGCAGGCGTGCGGGAAATCCCCTGGATGCGGAAGGGATAAGCATGACTCACCCGCCCCTCCCTGTCCTGCCCGCCGACCGGCCGAAGGGCTGGCATGGCCGTCTCTATGCCTGGGCGCTCTCGATCGCCGCCACGCCCCACGAATACGGCCAGCACGACTGCGCCCTGTACGTCGCGGGCGGGCTCGACGCGATGTACGGCACCGATATCGCCGGGCGGTTTCGCGGGCGCTACACCACCTATCGCGGCGGGCTGCGGGCACTGCGCCGGGAAGGATTCCGCGATCATCTCGACCTGCTCTCGCACTTCGCGCGGCCGGTCGATCCGGCACTGGCACAGATCGGCGATATCGCGGTGGTCGACACGCCCGACCATCCGGCCATCGGCTTCGTCATGGGCGGAGATCTGCAGATGCTGACCCTCGACGGGCTGATCAGCACGCCCACGCTGATCGAGACCACCGGCGGGATCATGCGCGCCGCCCGCGAGGTCTGGCGCACATGAGCTGGCTCGCGCTTCCCCTCCTGACGCTCGCGGCGCTGCTCGCCACCGCCACCCCGGCCGAGGCCCAGCCGCTCTTCGCCGTGGTCGGCGCGCTCGTCTCCGCCGCCTCGGCGGCCTGGGCGGCGATCGGCACCGGCGCGCTGGCGACGGCCGTCAAGCAGACCGTGCTCGGGTTGGCGCTGTCGAAGATATCCCAGATGATCCGCGGCACCCCGCCGCCGCCGGGCGTCCGGCGCCGGGTGGACTTCGGCGGCGACCGGCCGCAGCGGGTGATCGTCGGCTGGTATGCGACGCCGGGGCAACTGCTGTGGGAGGGCAGCCACGGGCAGGCGGGCAAGGCGCCCAACGCCTATTACAACAACGTGATCCTGCTCTCGGTCCTGCCCGTCCAGGGGCTCACCGGCGTCCAGATCAACGGCGCCGCCGTCGAGCTTGGCGACACGCCGCACCCCGATTACGGCCTGCCCGTGCTCGACTACCGCGAAGGCAATACCGACCATCTCTGGGTCAAGTTCCTCGACGGCCGCCAGACCTCGGCCGACCCGATGCTCGTCGCCAAATATGGCGAGGACGAAGAGTTCGCCTGGACCGACGACATGATCGGCCGTGGCTGTGCCTATGCCATCGTGACGACGCGGGGCAATCACGAGCTCTGGGGCGGGCAGCCGCCCTCGGCGCTGTTCGAGATCGAGGGCATATCGGTCTACGACCAGCGTCTCGACGGCACCGCCGGCGGCAGCGGCCCCCAGCGGCTCGACAACCCCGCGACCTGGGCGCACAGCCTCAACCCGATCGCGGTGGCGCACACGATCCTGACGGCCGGTCTCTCCTGGGAGGGCCAGCACCTCTACGGCCCCCGCTGGCCGCGCTGGATGATGCCCGCGGCCAATGTCGCCGCCGCGCTCAACGCCTGCGACGTGCCCGCCGAGGACCTGGACGGCAACCCGGAACCCTCCTACCGGATCGGCGCCGAGCTCGACCTGTCGATGGAGCCACGGGCGTTCATCGCGGAGGTGTTCAAGAGCTGCAACGCAGATACCGCGCTGTGCGAGGGGCGCTTCCTGATCCATGTCGGCCCGGCCTCCGCGCCGGTGGCGTATTTCACGGATACGGACTGCTCGATCTCCGACCCGCAGGAACTCGACCCGTTCAAGGACCTTCAAGAGGCTTTCAACGCCGCCGCCGCGACCTTCCCCGACCCGGAGCAGGGCTGGGTCGATGCACCCGCTCCGGCGCGCTACCACCCCGAATGGGAAGAGGCGGACGGCGGGCGGCGTGTCGTGCACATGCCGTTCCCGCTGGTGCCCTGGGTCAGCCAGGTCCAGCGGCTGGAGGAGTCCAAGCTCGCCGATCAGCGCCGCGGCCGGGTGCACCGCGTGGTGCTGTCGCCGCCGTTCGGGCATCTCTCGCCTCTCGACTATGTGGCGTGGAGTTCTACCCGCAACCACTACAGCCTGAAGCTCTTCAAGGTGGTCTCCGTCCGCGACCACCTCAACGGCTTCGTCGAGGTCCTGCTTCTGGAAGAAGACCCGGACGACTACGATCCGCCCGCGCTTCTGCCCCATTCGCCCGTCCGCCCCTCGCGCCCGCAGATCCCGCCGCAGGCTGTGCCCGGCTTCAACGCCTTCCCGCATGTCGAGCTTGACGGGGATGGCAACCCCCGCCGCGGCGGGGCCCGGATCATCTGGGATCCCGATGGCGCCGAGGATGCCAATGCGGTGCTGATCCGCTGCCGCGCGGGCGGCGATGTCGGCAACGGCTGGACCATCCGCATGGCCGAAATCGGCGCCGGAGAGACGCTGGTCTTCGACGGCCTGATCGGCGGCGAACCGTTCCAGTTCCGCGCCCGCCTCGGCGGCCCGGCCCGGCCGCTGCAATGGACCGACTGGATCACGGTCGAGGTGCCGTTCGTCGGTGTCTCCGAGCTCGACCTTTCATCCGGCGTCAAGGGCAGCATCGCCGCCGCGCAGAGGGACGCCGCCGACGCGCTGGAGGCTGTCGGCGTGGTGCAGGGCAACCTCGACGATACCGCCCAGACCCTGCGGCAGGATTTCGAGGCGGCGGACGTGCTGCTGTCGCGGTCCATTGTTGACCTCAACACCGCCCGGCTGGGCGACAACCTGATCCCGAACGGGATGTTCTTGGGCGGCGATCTGGCGCAATGGTCGGATGTGGCGCCCACGTTTTCGGTGATCGAGCGCGGCCCCGGGCATGGCGCGGCAGCGGTCCTGACCGCGCCCTACGCCCATATCCTGAGCATCCAGCAGCGCGCCACGGGGGCTGACGGCACCGCGCTCTTCGAGTCCCCCGTCCAGCCCGGCGAGCAGTTCCAGGGCTCGTTCCTGTACGCGACCGGGGGCGGTCAGCGCGATGCCACGCTGCAGATGCGGTTCCAGTTCCGCGACGTCGAGGGGGCCATCGTGCCCTCGGGTTCCTCGATCGTCCGGGCCGTCGGCAACGTCTCCAACATAGCGTGGGCCGCAACGGATTTCGCGCCGGTCGTCGCCCCGGCCGGGGCCGCCACGCTGACGATCATCATCCGTCGCAACGGCGGCGGGGCGGGAGAGGCCTATCTGGCCGCGATCAAATGCGACCGGCTGGATGGCGCGGCGGCGGCGGCGATCTCGGCCGAGGCCAGCATCCGCGAGGGTGCCGACCAGATCATGGCGGGGCAGATCGGCAGCCTGACCACGCGCATGGGGACGGCCGAGGGCAACATCACCGTCGCGCAGCAAACCGCCACCAGCGCCAGTCAGGCCATCTCGGCCATCGACACCACGGTGACCGCCGAATACGGCACATGGGAGGCCATGGCGACCCAGACTGCGGCGGCGGTGGCGACGGCCAACACCGTGCAGGCGCAGCAGCGGCTGGGGGTTGTGGCTGGCGCGCAGGGCGCATCGCTGGAGCTGCTGGCGTGGGACGGCGCGGCGGGCAGCGGCAACGCGGTTGTCCTCAGCACCGACATGCTGCTGATACAGGACGGCACCGGCAA